GTTCGAGTTGAGATGCAGTAATCTTACCTTCTGTGTTTACCAGTTTAAAGTAATCTACTGCACCTTCGGAGCCATCTTTAATACTTTCAAACAAAGCATCAAAAACTTGGTCAATTGTAATGTCCTCGCTTATATTTTTTACTCGCTGAAACAGTTTGCTGATTGACATAGATGTGTCATTAAATCCAGGAACAGATTCTTTGACAGTCAACATCATTTGCTGATATGCTGATTGGCCTTCATATACAGCCTTTACGTTGTCACTTAATGCATTTTCATTTCTCTTGAATACCTCATTAAGTAATTCATATCCTCGAGCAAGAGCCTCTGAGTCCTCGCTTAAAAGACCGATAAGTTCAAAGAAGAATTCTGTGTTTACAATTACTTCTCCAATCTTTAATTTGAATTCCTCAAATGCACTTTTTAGAATATCTACCCTACCAGCAGAGGTAGACATCTGTGCAGATGCTGCTTTTAAAGAATCTGCAAGGTTGTCTGTGGCGATTGCACTTGAGTCCATTGCATCAATCTCTCGCAATATGACAAGCAACTGAGCAGCGGCTCTACGACCCACCAAATCTTTTGCCTCTGCAACGCTAATGTTAGCATCAGCCAATTCCTTTAACGTCTTTGTAAGGTCCTCTCCCGGCTTTTTTAAGTCGGTAAAGATGGAACGAAGTCCAGTACCAATACGAGATGCTGTAAAGCCGTTATCCGCAAGGACCTTCATATACTCAGCAGTCTCGGCAAAGGTATATCCAACCTGTGATGCTACTGGACCAATGTACTGAATCGCAGTATTAAAAGTATTAAGAGAAAGTGCTGATTCGTTGATTGCACTAACAAGCGTTTGTGCTGTCGTTGCACTCTCTCCAGCAACAAGACCAAATTGATTATTGACTTTTAATCTCGTCTCTCCTACGGAATCTAATGATTCACCAGTTGCTTGAGCAGCAAGGGCTATTGGTTGGAGTAGGTCTGGAATCTCATTAGAAGTAGCACCAAGTTTTGCTAATGATGTTGCAAGTGCTGCTACCTCTGTTGCTGTAAAACGAGTCTCAACTGCGACTGTTCTAATGGATTCGGATAAAATTTTAGATTGCTCTCCTGTAGCAAGAGTAATAGCATTTAATTTTCCAATAGCATCCTCATATGCGATAAACGCTTTTGCTGAACCGAGGATAAGTTCTCGAACTCCATCAACTGCTGCATAAAGTAATTGGTAGATTCCAACAAACTTTAATACATTAGCAATCGCTGACCCCCAAGCCTGTGGTGAAAATGCTTGACGGAATGTGTCTCCAAAGGTCTTAGTTCTTTTTGAAGCCCTTTCTGTTTGTTCCGCAAGACGCTCTCTTGAATTGGCTGCTGCCGTATCAATAGCGACTTGTTGCTTCATCCCATTGAACTGAGAATTAAGGTCTGCTACTTTTTCGCCTCTTAAGCGTTTTGCTGCTTCCTCTTCTTTTTCAATTTGAAAAAGTCTATTTTTTTGCTGACGGATAAGTTCATTAATGATATCCGTTTGGTCCTTTGCTGAGGTTACCTCAACATCGTGAAGTTGCTTTGCTCTTTTTCCTTGCTCTTTTTGAGCATTAGCAAGTGGACCATTTAGTACTGAAGTTAAAGAACCATATGTGGTCTTTAATGAAGAAACAGAACCAGCAAGTTTTATTAGGTCATCGTTTAGACCTTTGTTGCTTTTTCTATTTCCAGCATTTGCATTGGTATACTTTGATACCTTGTCTATTAGTTCAGTATAATCCTTAGATGCTGTTTCTAAGGATTTTGCAATGATATCATTAATCTCGGCTACATCCTTTCCCTCTTTGGTATACTTATCAATTTCCGCAGTAAGCAGTTGAATAGCAGCCTTAAGATTTTTTATATCTTGAGAAATCTGTTCAAACTTTTTTGTAGCCATCTTAGAATATAATCGTTAGCTTATCGTATACCTTTTCAGCAATTGCCTCGTTCCATATATCTTGAAACTCATTTACTGAGTCCAGAATTGCTAACTCATATCTGAGTTTTCCTTCTGTTAGATACGGTGACCTATTTTTTAAATAACCTCTGTCCTTAATGCTTCTGGCAATCACAAATGCCAACTTCCTTCTATACTTAAAATCAGTAAGAGGGTAGGAATATGACTTCCCCCCTCTTTTTATAATGTACATATTTTCACCCTTCCAAGTACCATTAGATAATTTCTGCATTATCCATTGTTCAATTGCCTGAATAGATGGTGACATACCGCTTGCATCCCTACCAAGAACGGTATCTACAGAGGTAGCGTATGGTGCGGATGAAAGGTCAATAGTATAGACAATCTGAACGTCATAGATAGCATCAAACTTATTATCTATTTTATATCTGATGCTCGTATTCTTAGACTCATTCCTGTCCAAGATTGCCTGTATAAGGTTTCCACTTGCCACTTGACCACGCTCTTGCAGCGTATTAGCCATAGCCTCTCTTATCCTTGACTTCTTAAAATTACGAATAAGGATTGCTCTAAGTTGCCCAGCCTGTTGGCGTGCGCTCATACCTCACGGACAATGTGTCCTCCGCAACGCAAACAACGCTTTACACCTTGCTCGTTGCCACACTCGCTACACTTATAGCGGACAGCCTTAACTTCTACTGGTTGGGTTGTTTGTGCGACTACCGTCTCTTGCACCTCTACTTTAGGGGCAACTGTTTTCTTTTTACGGGTAGCCTTTTTCTTAGGTGTTAACTCTTCGCTCATTGCGCAATATCTTTAATATAGGGAGACCTTGGTAGTTCAATGGAGAACTCACACAATGCTGAAGTGATATTGTAATCATCTCCCCGAGTGTTAATAATGTCGATGTTGTTGAAGTCTACATTGATATCATTAGACCATTGCATCAAGAAATCTTGCAATTGACCAACGACAAATACGTTTTCCTCTGATGACTTGATAATTTGAAATCCATCAAAGGAATCAATGCGGTCAAACAACACCAAAAAGAAATCCAAGTTGTAGGTAGGTCGGTTGAGGTCTCGCGAGATGTTAGAGCCGGAAGGCATCAAAATCAAACTTCTGTAGTTGAACTCGCGATTCTGTAACTCCTCCTCTGAACCCACCAATACGAACTCATTGACCATCGGATGGTTTTCTGCAAACTCTTTGATTTGCTCGTACAGGTCGGTTAAGTTCTTCATTTTGCTTTTATTAATTTACAATTTATTTGCCACCCTCTGCCTAAACTCCGCTGCCTTATCGAGTTTAGCCTTCTGAATCAGAAAAGATAATTCGGGAAGTACCACATCCATCTTAAGCATATATATCTTGTCATACATTAAGACATTCTCGCCAGCCAATCTCCTAACAATATTATACCAATACCATTGCTCTCTGAATTTATACTCAAAGTCATTAGCCTTTCTAAACTCCTCATCCATCCCCTCTTCATCCTCTTCCTCTTTTTCTGCATCTGGGTCATAGAATACACCCTTGAAGTCCTCAAACAATGTCTTGTTTCTATTGTCCACAAAGTCTTTTAGTATGGACATAGCATCCCACAGGTCGAGATTCAATATGTTCTTTCTGTTCTCGCTTTCCTCTTCCTCATTGGTGTTATCGAACTCAGTATGATTTTTAGGTCTGAGGATAAGACTTAGTATTGTGAAGTCAGCAATATTCTGAGGCATAGGATTCTTTCCTGTGAATATCTGCTCAATCATAATGAACTGACCAAGCACCAAGTCAAATACCCTTGTGTTTGCGGTGAATGGCAACTCTGAGTAGTTTACATTTCTGTATTGAACAGGATAGGACTCCTCAATACTTCTTCTCATCAGTACTGATTTCGCTGGACCAAGCCTCTCAAAATAACGCATAAGTTCCTTTTCCGAGGAATAGTATTTTGATAACTCGATATGCTCTCCAAGCGTCATCATAGGAACATCGTAATACCTCCATCTTGCTCTTCCCTTGCACAGTATGCCGTAATAGCAAGACTCATCACCATATCATCGTGCTTTCCTTCCGTATTGCTGAACTGCATATTCCCAGTAATAGCATTTCTCTTTCCCTTGAAGTCATACAGTTCCTTTACCAACTCATCGTTATTGGGAATAAGAATCTTCTTGTCCTCAAACAACTTAATTAGATTCCTGATAATCTCCGGCTTTGTCTGTGAGGTTGTCTGAAAAGGCAGCATCTTATACATCGCATCGTCATCCGATATCTCATCAAACAGCAACTCATTGTTATTTATCTCGAAGTAACAGGCAGCAAGTTCCTTCTCGTAGTTAAGATAGAAGTCCTTAATCCTTTGCTTGAAGTCCGTAGAATCCATCCCCTCCTCCTTCAAGTTGAACCTATCAATGCCAATCACCTCATAATCTTGGTTCATTGCCGTAAGAACGGTATAGTCATAGGACACACCAATATCCATCCCTATGTAAATACGCTGGTTTGGGTGTTTGGGTATGCCAATGGCATCTTCAATGTTACTGAAAAGGGCATCTGCTGCGACAGGACGGCATAAAAACTCTTGGTCGAACTGAGCCTTGGTCATACTCTTCTTAATGCCTAAGACTGTCTTATTCACTCCCTCATCATCCAAATCCAAGTACGTCCTTTTGATGGAGATAATCTCATTGCTGTTCTCTCCCTCGAGTCCCCTTTGATACCATTCCCAGTACCAATTCTTCCCGTTGAACGTACTACTCATCACAACCCTACCGTTGGTCCTTGTCACCATAGGCAACAAAACCTCATTGATAAAGTCCACCCGCATAAATGCAGCCTCATCGATATAGATAAAATCCAGCGTAGCCCCTCGAAGGTTATCTCCCGAGTCAGCAGACCTAAACTTTATAAAACTCCCGTTGTAGAAAAACACCTCGTTGTTCTTCCTGTCAAACCGCTTTACAATCTGCTGAAACAACTCTTGGTGGTTGATAAACATACTCTCGATGTCTTTCATCACCTTATTGGCTTGGTCCTGTATAGGACTCACCCAAAAGATACGCTGCCTCTTGTTGTTCAGACAACGCATAATGGCATCGTTCATCATATACCACGTCTTGCCTGTCTGTCTACCCGCAACAATAAGCGATATAAAAGGCTTTTGCTGATGCACCAAATGATGGAAGTCCAACTGAGGTCTCTTTGGCTTATAAAGTTTAATCTCCATCTTCCTCGTAGTCTACATCAATAAACCCATCGTTATCGTCATCTATAGACGCGGTGAGGTCTATCGTTGCCTTGACATCAATCTTTGTCTGCTGCACCTTAACAGGAGCCTTATGCCCCTTCATATCGTTCATAATCTTAATGGCCTCCATTGCCGTCTTAAAGTCCCCATTCTCAAAAGCAGAATCCCTAATAGAACCCAAGGTATCGAGGTTCATCCCCTTGGTGTATTCCAACTTCCTCTCTGAGGCTGTAGACATATCCATCAAAGCACGATGAAAAGCAGTCCCCTCATTCGCCTTATCACGATAGTACGACTTGTAGTTCATCTCCCTTGCAATCCTTGCAGCGGAATACAGCCCTTCGTTCTGCACCCTCTGAATAAAGGTACGCTGAAGGTCTGTTAACTCAGAACCCCATCCAGAGACTACCGTCCCATCATCAGCCCGGCGCAATCTCTTTTCTGACATATCTCGGCATATTGTGCGCTACAAACTTACCCGTAAATTCCAAATCACTTAACTTCCTCTCCTCTGGCAAGGTATGGTAAAACTTCCATAGACTTGTCTTGACCCTTTGGATGCAACTCCCACAAACTGTATTGGGACTCTCTTGCTT